CTATCTACTAAAATTCTGTCTATCAAACTACTGTCATTATACGAAAATATCATTATCACCTTATCTAATGGAAAATCAATTCCCTGAAAAAACCTGTCCTGAAATGACTTATTCATATTCGGATCCGTTAAATGAATTAATATATTAGTTATCTCATTAGAACCATTTTTTGAACAGGCTTTGTCTAACTCGTCAAAATATAATATACATCTGCTTTTACCAGCCTCTATCATCTTTTTTACTATCATACCAGGTTGAGATCCTGAATAAGTATACCCATGTCCATGTAACAATTCACCATCATTTTGCCCTCCTAAAGTAATTTGTGCAAATGGTATATTTAATGCTTTACTAATACTATTAGCTAATAACGTTTTACCTACACCTGGAGGACCTACTAAACCAATTACACTACCACCACTATGAGGATTTGTAATCCACTTACCTATTATTTGTAATAATGACTTTTTGGCCTCAACATGACCATATGTTAAGTTTTTTAAATTTTCTTCAATATCTGATATATATTTTTTTCTTTTTATTATATCTTTGTTTAATTCTTCAAATATAATATCATCATTTTCGGATGGCCAAGGAAATCTTATTAAAGTTTTTACATACTGCAATTGCTTATAATATTCGTTATTTGATGACTTCATTTCTTCTACTTTTTCTAACGCTAATGCTTTTATCCCAATTGGCATATTTTTTATTGATAATATTTGTTTTTTATAATCAATGTCATCTAATGATATTGATCTTATTTTTTTTAACTCTTCTTTCATATTTGAAATATTTTTCTTTAATTTTATTTGACTAATATAATTTAGATTATTAAATATAGTATCATAAATTAAACAATTATTATTCTTCTTATCTTTAGTAATCTCAAATAATAATCCTGCAATATTAATATTTTCTTCATTTCCTAACAAAAGTAACCTTATTATATTAAACATCTCCGTTATACTAATATTTTTCTTTATAAAGTCTTTCATTATTATCATAAACGATTTACTAATTAAATCTATATACTTTTCATAATTATTATCTATATAATCTATGATATCATTATTGTATCCTAATATCTCAAATACGTTTAGTGTCTTAAAAAATGTTTTTGCAAATTTTTTTGTTGCTTTACATTTATCTAACTTATTTTCTAATAATCTTTTTTTAAAATATAAAAATTTATTTGATATTTGACAAGTTTTCATGTAAATGTTTATATGATCATTTAATATTAAACCCTCAAAATAAATTGTTTTATCTGAATATTTTATTTCAATACATAATACTCTGTTTAATAATTCATCATTATTAACTTTTTTAATATAAATATTATAATTCTTCAAATACTGATTTATATGATCCTCATAATTTTTATCATCATCACTAATATCAGACTTAACATTTATTTCTTCTAAATTTTTAAATTTTTTATTTAATATATCAAATTTTAATGGTAGAAATATTTTATTTAGAAATTTTAAAAATATTATACTATGATAATCAAATATATTCTCTAATTTAATTTTCAATAATAATTCTATTACAGAATATAAATTACTTCCACCATAACTTTTTGATAAATTAAATATTTTAAATCTTTTGAAATCTAAAGGATATAATAAATTATTCAAATCATCATTATAATTTAAACTAAATTTGTTCTTCAAATACTCTCTTGTTATATTAAATGTCTCATCATTATCATTTGATAAATCTATATCTAAATTATTATTTAGTATTTCTAATAAATTATCTACCTTATTTATTATTAGATTATTATACTCTATATTTATCTCTTTTATTATTTCATAAATTCTACCTATTATTAAATTTCTATCATATAAACTTAATATATTTGTATCATAACAATAATTTATATGTTTCTGAAATAATATTAAATAATTACATAAAAATTTATAGTTTTTTTGAATATTAAATATCACAAATTTGTTTTCTATCTCAGTCATACATATACTAATATATTTAATTTTTAAATTAATTTGAGTTTATATCTTCTAAAATTAATATTTTAATATTATATATTATGTCTGAAAAAAAATATAGATCTTTTAAAATTAAAGAAACTGATGGTACATTCCGTGGTAGATACTTAGGTGAATCTCCTTATCAAGCCGCTAATAAAGCACTTTCTGAAATTATCCGTAAAGATAAAAGTATTAATACCAGTGATATTAAATTTACTTTAATTGAATCTACAAAAGGAAGTAAAAATAAAGAACATAAATATCAAGGTAAAAGAGTTAAATTAGATGAACCTATTACTTATCAAACTAAAAATGGTGTTAGTGTTGAAAAAAAATATAAAAATGAATTAAAGAAAATTAAAAAATCAGAATTTTAAAAAATATATATAGTATATATATGGAATACTTAAACACAGTTAAACAAATTACATCTTTAAATAGCGTTGATAAATTTTTATCTTTACCTGTTATGTTTACTTTAATCGTGATAACTCAAGGTTGTTTTGGAGGAAATGGTGTTGTCCAAACTCCTGAAGCAATTACTAATTTATTCAAATCAAAATATTCTAGATTTGTATTTATCTTTTTAATTGCTTACACTGCAACTAGCGATATTGAAACTGCTGTATTTTCAACTATAATCTTCTTTATAATTTTACATTTATTAAGAACTGAAAAAGAAAAAGAAGAAATTGGCTCATATTTTTAAATTATATTGTTGTAAAATATCATATAATAAATTAAATATTTCTACCGAATTTAAATTAAAAAATTTAGAAATATCATAACTAATATTATTTACTTTAAACAATTCTTTAATTGAATTAATATTTCCATAACTATTTATTAATTCATTATCTTTCAAAATATATTTTTCTACGATACTATCAATATCTTCTTTGTATTTATTAAAGTCTTCTTCATCCAAATTTATTGAATTTAATTTGTAAAGTAAATTATTAAAATAATTTATAATATTATCTTTTGTAAATTTACTAATTTTATCTAATTTACTTATTTTTTTATTTATATAATTTTGTATTAAATTATTATACTCATCTAACTTAAAATCTATTTCTTCTAAATTTTCTTTTTCTAACACTAAATTATTTGAATTATTATTATAATTACTTATTAACATACTATATTTTATTTCATTAACTTTTAATAATTTCTTTAAACTATTCACTAAATTTAATAAACTATTATTATCTAAATCATAGTTATAATTTTCTTTTATATCATCTAATTTACTTATTAATATATTTAAATGATCTTTGATTTTGGTCTTTTCATTATTATTTAAATTAATATATTCATTACACTCAGAGTTATATCTTAAATTTTCTATCTGATCATTTAATTTATTTAGCAACTTATGATATTTATACTTTAAAGTATCTGTCTCATCAAACTTCTCACTCTCTTTTATTATTCTATTTAACTCGTCTTCATCTAAATTTTTATTATAATTTTCTATATTCATACTTATTTTGTTATTACTATTCTTTTCTGACACAAACACCTCTAACATACAGTTGTTATTTACACGCATCTCGATTATAATCACATTTTCCCCTCGAGGCTTTTTACTTATATTACTCATACTTAACTTACCTATTAAAATATTATCTTTAACTAATGATCTCTCTCCTTGATAAATTTCTATCTCTAACTCATCTATGTTATCCCGATCATTTGTAAATACACTTTTACTTCTAACAGGAATTTTACTACCCTTCTTAATTATTTTTGTCATTAAACCATTATCTGATTCAACACCTATAGATAATGGTAAAACATCTACTAATGCAATATTTCTAGAAAATACATCATCATTATTTTTTAATATATATCCTTGTAAAGCAGCACCATATGAAACAACTAAATCAGGATCTATATTATTTACAATTTTATTATTATCAAATTTTAAGTTAATCAAAGAAATAATTTCTTTAAGTCTAGATGAACCTCCAACCATAACTACATAATCAATATTTTCTTTATTTAAATTACTAAAATTAATTACATCGTCAATTAATTTATCTATTTTATCTAACAATTTTTTAAATAAAAAAGTTATTTCATTCCTTTTTTTAGAATAAACAAATTCACCTAATACAATTTTTTCTATCTCATATTTTTTAAATTTCTCACATAATAATTTTAATTCTTTTTTATCTACATTATAATTTATTTCAGATAATACATCATCTAATAAAAGATTTGTAAAATCTTCTCCACCTAATTTATTATCTCCATTTGTACTAATTACTTCATATATACCATCATCTATATTCATTATTGATAAATCAAATGTACCTCCACCTAAGTCAAATACTAATATATTAATATCTTTATGAATATTTAAACCATATGCTAAAGCTGCAGATGTAGGTTCATTAATAAGTCTTATACAATCTAATTTTGATAATTTACATGATGTTAAAATAGACTCTCTCTGATTTTGACAAAAATGTGCAGGTATTGTAATAACTACTTCTTTAATTTCACTATTAGTTTGTCTTTCTGCTTTCTTTTTTATAAATTTTAATATTAAACTATTTAATTCTTCTAAACTATAACTCTTATTTTCAAATTTGTTATAAATATTAATTTTATTTAACGATATATTGTAATCAAAATTTAAATCATTTAAAAATAAATTAGAAACATTATTTTCTTGACCAATAAATCTTTTAATATTTTTTATACAATTTAAGTTATTATAATTAGTATTACAAATAATTTTTCCTTTTTCTGTAAATTCAATTACACTAGGAAATATATTACTTTCACTATTTTTTATATTTACATAAGTTTTACCATTCCAATAACTCGCTACAGAATTTGTAGTTCCTAAATCAATTCCTAAAATAATATTACTCATAATAATTTATAATATTATAAATTATTATAAATTACGAATTTTTATACTCATCTAAGAATTTATCGTTACTTTTAATATCTTCTATTTTAATTTCTAAATTCAATAAATTTATATCTGAATCTAAAAAAATCGAACTTATATCTTCATCAAAATAATCATTATTTAAATATTTTTTTATCAAATTTAACTTATTTTCAAACTTTTTAATTGTTTTATATATTTTTTCTAATTTTACTATAAAATTTTCTTTATTTACTTCTTTATAATATTCATCTAACATTTTTAAAGTCTTTCTTTTCAAAAATATTCTATAGTTATCTATCTTTTCTAAGATTTCTTCCTTTTTTAACATTTTATTATCTTTCTTTATATTAATGTTTAATAATTTACAATTATTTATAAATTTAATAAAATTACTATCATAATTATTTATGTAATCATTTTTCATTTATATCTATCATATTATTTTTTATTTAAATAAATTATCCTAATAATCCATCATTTAATAATGACTCTATCATACTATTATATTTATCCCTATCTTTTAATATATCTTTTTCTTTTTCCTTAAAATCCGATTCAAAATCATCACGTAATTCTTTAAAATCATTTATATAATTGCTATCTAAAGATAAATTATTTACCTTATTAAACTTTTCATTTTTTTTTACTTTTAACATTTTTATTTTTCTATCTTCTAATATTTTATTAAATTTTATTTTTACATCTTCTTTATTATCCTCAATTTTAATTTTAAAATCATCTGGATTATTTATTACTTTATTTTCATTAGTTATTACTTTATAAGGAATATTTTTTAATTCATATTTAGTTTTTGTTCTAGATTTGTCTTCCTTTTCAAATGTTTGTAGAACATCTGGATTATATTTATTATTAAACATAATATTACATTATATAAATTTTTTAAATATTAAACTTATATATGAAAAATAATAATATTAATTTTATTTTGGATTTAATTGATGATATTGATTTTGAGCAAGAAATCAATATTCCTTTAATTAATGAAATTAATTTTACTGATAAGAGGAATAACTATAAAATAAAAACTAGTAAAATAAAAAAAAAAAATTATGATACTATTATTTCTAATTATTATAACGATAATATTAATAATATATTAGACAAAAATTTAAATTTACATAATTTTATAAATATTGATTTTTATAATGAAAATTTAAATTCATCATTTATATCTTCTAGAGTAATCAGAAGTATTATTAATAACTTATTTTTTAAAACTGAATTTACTTTTCCTAATAGACAAATTACTTTTTTTTCAGAAACTAATTTAAATAATACTTTTATTCATAAAATAGATTCTATATTAAACTTTTTTGACTATTTAACTAAAAAAAAAAATTATTATCAAATAGAAATTTACTTATCTAATGAAAAAAAGAAAATTAATTTTAAATATAACTTTTTAGGTCCTGATAATATTAATTCAGGCTTAACTTTACCAGGTCATTATATAATTTTATTTAGAAAAGAAGAATTTATTAAAGTTCTTATACATGAAATTATTCATTATTTAGATCTAGATATGAGAAAAGATCAAAAAGAATTACTATTTCTTTATAAAGATATTAATTTAAAAGCAGATATTATTAATCCTAATGAAGCATATACAGAAATATTGGCTTTAATATTCTTAAACATTTGGGAAAAAAATTATAAAAAAAATACTGATAAAAATTTTATAAAATACAAATTAAATATTGAATTATATTGGTCCTTTATACAAATTACTAAAATTTTAAAGTTTTTTAAATATTCTTCTTATGACGATTTATTTACAAAAAAGTCATTATTTCATCAGAAAACTAACGTATTGTCATATTTTTTCTTAAAAACAATATTTTTACTTAATATAAATTTAATATTTAGTGACTTAACTTTAAATAATTTAAATTTCAATAAAAAAAGATTTGATATTATAAAAAATACTTCTGATTTAAGACAATTAAAAGAATATATTGACAAAATTTATCCAAAGTATGATATAGTAGATATTAATAAAACAACTTTAAGGATGACTTTTTATGGTTAAATTATTTTGACTATATTTTATTTTTAATAATTTATATATTAAATGGGTATCAAACGCCTAAACAAATACTTATTAGATATAAACGCTATTAATATTTATGATATTAATGATTATTTTACTAAATATGAAAACTCTATTATCGGAATTGATGTTATGTTATATGCTTATAAATATAAATTTTCTTGTGATAATATTTATTCAGCTTTTATAAATCAAATTATACATTTCTTACAAAATAAAATTATACCAATTTATATTATTGATGGTAAGGCACCTTTAGAAAAACAAGAAGCTATTAAACAACGAGCTAATAGAAAAAGTAAAATAAATGATAAAATAGAATTATTAAAATCACAAATAAATGATAATAATAAAGAATCAATTTTAAAAAAAATAGAAAAATTAAATAAATCTAACTTTAATTTAGATTATACTATTATTAATAATTTAATAGAATTATTCAATATATTTAATGTTCCATGTATCCGCGCTACTGGTGAAGCTGATATACTAATTTCTGATCTTTATAAAAAAAATATTATCATATCATGTCTCTCTGAAGATACAGATTTACTTACATTCGGATGCAGAAAAGTAATTAAAATTTATAAAAAAAAAATTTATGAATATAATTTAGATTTTATATTAAATAAAATGAATATTAATTATAACCAATTTGTAGATATATGTATATTGTTTGGTTGCGATTATCTTAAATCAAACCTTAAAATAAACGTATTTGATATTATCGAAGGTTACAAAAATAATACTATTTTTTCACTTTTGTCTAATAAATATATCGATAAATTTAATAATACTAAAAATATATTCACTCAAAATTATTTGCAAGATTATCAAATTCATATTAATATAGAATATATTAATATAAATGATTTAATCACTTTTATTCAAAATAATTGTAACGAAATAAATTTTAATAAATATAAATATCAAATATCTTACATAAACTCTTTAATTAAAAATAATAAATTTAATTATTAATGATTTTTTAATAACGTATTATTATTTTTTAAATATTTTTATTTACAAAATTTTTATTAAAAATTTAATTTAAACTTTTACTACTGATTGAACTTTTTTCCCTTTTTTTGATTTTACCTTATTTTTTGGCTCATCAGTTAAACTAATTTCTTCTAATTCTTCATTTCTTTTCTTTTTATCATCATCATACACAAACTTAATATGCTTTTGCATTTGTGTAAAAAATAACTCTTCACCCTCTTTCAAAGAATTCTTAAATAATTCTTTCAATCTAGCATCTGGAATAATAACTTTTTTATTCTCAGAACTACATAAATCATTCTCTTTACAATATGTCCAAATTCTTTTAGTTACTTCAATTCTTGGTAATTCTTCTTCCTCAAAATTCCATGGTGCACTCTTGAATACTAAAGGAATTAATGATGGAGCAATAATTCCACTAGGCTTTCTAGGTTTACCATCTTTATTCTTTTTTTTACCTTTTAAAGCAGCAATTTCCTTTAATTCTTTCTTTAATAAAACTTTCTCTTCTTTTCTTTCTTTTTCTAAATCTTTAATAAATTGTTTTAAATTTAATATTTGATCATCTACTAATTTTGATTTTAATAATCTTAATTCTTCATTTGTTTTAGTTTCATCTAAACTTACGTTCTCTTCACTCAAATTGATTTCTTTAGTTTTACTCATTATAAATTATATAATAAATATTTCTTTATATCATTTACATCTAAATAAATAGCTAAATTTATAATTTTTTTATAAATATTTAAAGATAGAGTAAAGTATATAATATATATGAGTTCAGATAATTGTTTGTTATCTAAAGAAGAAGTATTATTAGATTCATTGTATGAATTTTACAAAAATAAAAATTATTTAAATAAAATTCTACCAATTGTAACAGGTACAAGTGAGTTATCTTTAAGAGTATTAGATTATTTTGTTACTAATTATTCAAAAAATAATCCTATTAATCTTGGTAATAAAAATAATACAAAATATAATGTTTACCAAGATTATAAAAATAAATTAAAATCATATAATAAAAGATTTTTTGATCCATTTTGTAGAATTAATAAAAAAAATATTACAAATAAAATTGCTTTTAAATATGATGATGAAAAATATATTATCACAACTATAGGACAGTTAAATTTTTTCAGATGGGCGATTAGAAATAAAATTATTGATTATGTTCTAAATGATTTGGATAAAATTAACAATGAAATGAATAATTATAATGTTAAAAAAAAAGTATTTAAAACAAAATATAGTAATTCTTCTCCTAATGAAATTAATTTAACTACTGTAATTAATTTTGGTAATTCTAAAAAATCATCTGTAAATGTTAAAGCTAGTGATATAAACAATAAAAACTTTAATATTACAAAACTAGAATTCAATAAATAATTTATATTTATATATATATGGACTATGTATATATATTTATCTTATTATTAATAATTTTCATTTTAATTAATAAAATATCTGATGATAGATGTAAAAATAATGAATATTTTACACAAATTGAAGATAATAATTTTATTTGTACTGATGAAAAAGCATCTAATGCTTATTTAGGAGAAATTAAAAATAAAAAAATTGATAATAGCTATTGTATTTATAATTATGAAACTGTTTGTAATCGTCCTTATGCCGAAAATTATGTAGATATAAATGCAAATGATGAATTTGTTTGTGGGGATAAGAATTACAGTAATTTTGTTGATGTGTTTGAATATGATGATAAGAATAATAAAAAAAGATTAAAAATAAATGAAGTTAATGGTCAGCCATTATTATATTTAGATAGAGAAGTTATTCCAGATATAGATGGGGTTAATTTATTATATAAGAATGATAAAACTATTGTATATAAACAGTCAAAAAAGATCGATAATAGTAAGTGTAAAATGATTGATAATAAGTTATGTAGATTTTCAATGAATAATTCTAAAATAAATTCATTATATGGAATTTCAAAAGATGAAGAAGAATTTAAATCTTTAGTTAATAGTGAAGGTGATTTATTACCTAATAATTATATTACTAATAGCCCGTTATTTGATGATAAATTAAAAGAAATTAGAGAAAATAAAAAAAAATTATTTAATGAATTATTTTTTAACTCTGACAGTATAAAAGGATTAGGATTTAATTTATATGATAAAAATGGTTTTATTGATATGAATATGTTAACTAGTGCAAATGATGTTATAATAAATAAAGATTATAAGTTTAATCTAGATGGTAAATCTAGGAATATTAAAATTTTAGGTTCTTATATAGATAACTTTGGTAAAATAATAAATAGATATGGTTACAATTTAAATTTACCTAAAAATTACTTTCAATTAGTTAAATACGCGAATGATAACGATTTACATGTTGCTTTAGCCCTTAGTAAAAATTCAGATAAATATGCTTGTGGTATAGGAAAAACTAAGGCGATTGCTTGTGATGTTGCCTTAGCTAGATGTATGTTATTTATTGACATTCAAGATATTGAAACTTTATTTAAAGATCAGAAAACTAATTTACAAAATGAATTAAAAAGAAGAAAAAATTTGTATAAAAAAACTTCTGTTTTAGGATATATTATTGACTCTGAAATAAATGATGAAAATAATAATGATAAAATTTATACTAAAATTGGTATTAATTCATATATCGATAATTTAGATGAATTATCTTTAGCTATGATGTATTATAGATCATTATCACATAAAGAAATTTTTAATTTATATAATAATTTATATATTTCTGAAGAAGAAATAAAATCAGTAGAAAGAGTTGTACCATCTATATCTTCACTAAATACAGTTATAAAATATATATTAAATAAAAATAATTTAGATAAAGATAATTCTAGTGGAATTTTAATGATAGATGATCAAAGATATATTAATTTTAATAACGATGCTACAGAAATATTAGATAAATGTAAAATAACTGATCCTATATCAATATGTAATAATCAGAACAAATGTAATGATGCATCAGTAATTGGTATAAATAATGATGATAAATGTTTCACAATTCAAGATTTTAATATTACTTTACCTAATTGGGATAAATATGATTTATTAAAAGAAAAAAATAATAAAGATAAATGGATTAATGAGAAAAATGAAATAAATGAAAATAATAAAATTGATTTAGTTAATTCAATGTTAGAAAAATGTAATTTGGTTGCAACAAATTGTATTGTTCATAAAATTAATGACAAAACTTATTCTTATAATTCATTATTTTCTTAATTAATATATAATGACTCAAAGAACGAGTGAAAATATAATTAAATCATATCCAGAATTATCTATATTTGATGTTGAATATGAAGGTGAAGTCTTCGATTGTAGAAAATGTCTTTCTGTTGATAAATGTTGTGGTGCTCTTAACTCTGAATTTAATAATAATTTAGCTTGTATTAAATGCAGATGCCAATTTTTATATGATGTAATTGATAATTCAAGAGAAAATAAAGTTACATCATTGTTCTCTGATTGCACTAATTGTGATCAAGATAAATTTACTGCAGTTTATTGTGAAAATTATGGTATGCTAAATAATAATTTAAAAGCAAATATTACCGACTGTAGTAATAACTTTTTAAATTTAGGTGATAATTCTACAATTCAAGATGTTGAATTACGTTCTGAATGTAATGTTTCAGGTGAAGAATCAGTTAATGTTGTAACCTCTCCAGAATTTAAAAAAAAATTAAAACCAGAATTACCAATTGATCAAAATTATATTTATTTAGGTTTTACTATATTAGTATTTATAATCTTACTATTATTAATTTTTTAAAAAATAATATATATATATACTATATATGTTATATTCTTCTTTAAAAGGAAATTATTTAGAATCAAGTGTAGGAGCACCATTTACTAATTTAATTGAAAAATTTGCTGATACAAGTGTTAATGTTAATACAACAGTACAAAATACAAGTAATACTAGTTCTACTGATATTAGCAATGTTAATGAAACAACCAATGTTAGTAGTACTAATGCTAGTGTAACTTCTTCTACTGATGTTGATACTGAAACTAATATTGATTCTTCTCAAGAAATTACTAATACTAATATTACTGATAATACATCTATTATGGATATTACTTCTTCTACTGATACTTATAATACGGATTCTTCCAAAACAGAAAATGTTACTACTTCTAGTGTTCAAAGTAAAATGATCCAATCTTGTGGAGCTACTATTGAAGAAGCACAACAAGCAGTAAGTATTGTTACTGATGAATCTATTAATACTAATATTGATAACAGTAACTCATTTGTTAATACTGGAGATAATGTAACAATCTCTGATGTACAATTAGAATCACAACTTGACTTTGTTGGAGCTAGTGTTGATAAAAGTTGTATGCTTGATGCTCTCAATGAACTTGAAGGTAGTATGGAATCTAGTAATGAAAATTCAAAAGATTTTTCCGGTGGTGAAGGAGGTGATATATCTTCTGAAGCTGGAGGTAATACTACTTCTAATGAAAATAAATCAGATAAATCTGATCAACTAGATGCAACTCAAACAACTGATGCAGGACAACAATTAACTGCTGATGCAAGTAATGAACAAACTACTGAAAATACAACTGATCAATCTGCAAGTACAGAACAAAAAGGTGGAGAAAATACTACATCTCAAAAAGCAGGAGGTATTGAAGATGTATTTTTAATTGGTTTAGTTTTAATGGTTATTACTTATTCTTGTTTAAAGAATACTCCTAAAATTAATATTGATTTTAATAAAATTATGAAAGTATTAAATGATAATCATTTATACGTTGTTATTATTATACTAATTTTAGCTAATTTATTAATTAATTAATATTATTAATATATATGATTGAAAATTTCTTATATATTAATAATTTACTTACTTTTCTAATTTTTATTATAATTAGTATATTAATATACTATAATTTATTATATAAATCTTCTTATCAAAATATTTTGATACAAAATTTATAAATTTTTTACTATATTATTTAAATTTTTACTATAGTCTTTATTACAATTCGGACATTTGAAATTTAATAAAGTTTCTTTTAAATATTTATTTAAACATTTTTTATGAAATATATGATTACATTTCTTTAACTTTACTTTATGCTCCTTACCTTGAATTTCCTCTAAACAAATTGTACATGTATTTAAATCTTTATCTAAATTATCATTCTCCTTAAAAAAAACTTTATTTATTTTATCCATCTCCAATAACTTTACATTTAAACTATCATCCTCCAATAATATTTGCTTTATAGTATCCATTATTATAGATTTATTATCATCATTAGATTTATATACTAATTTCGTTATCTCGTCTAAAGAATAATTAGACATATATTATTTTTATAAAATAAAAAAATATATGGTTAAATATTCATTTCTATATTATTTTCTTCATTCTTTATCTCATCACTATCACTACTACTTAATACTAACTTACTCTCTAAAAAATCACTTACTATCTCCTCATCTGATGAATCAAAAATGTAATCAACATCTATATCAAATAAATAAGGCTTTAAATAAACTCCAAATTTATTCTTATTTATATAAATACCACTTACATCAAATATTACCTTCACTAAATAATTTTTCTTTAACTCCTTTAGATCTATAGACTCTCCATTACATTTAAATTTTACATTATCACTTTCTTTAAACTTAAATGTTATTTCATTGTTATTCACTAAACCTATATAATCATAATCTCCTTCATTAAACCATTCTCTATTATCCTTAGCTCTATCTAATATAAATTTATCTAAATTTACTAGACTCTCTCCAAAATTATACTCCTTTATATTATCATTATTGATTCTTAACTTTATCACATTTATCTTTTCTCCCCTTTCTACTGATAATACCCTTAACAAAGGCGTTCTTAACATTAACTTACTACTATTATAACGAATTCTTACATACTTTGCCATTTTCTTATATCTAATTTTTTCATTATCTAATTTACTTAAACTAAATACCGTTCTCTCCATATAAATTATTTAATAATCTTTATTTAAATAATTTATAATAACATTTTATATATAAAAAAAAATTATTTTCTCAAAATCTTAATTTAACTCTTTACTTTACCCCTAGTTTTTTTCTTTGGCTTAATTTCTTCTTCCTCTGACTCTGAAGAGTCTTCTGATTCTTCTGACTCAAAATGAGTATCTTTTTTGATAAACTCTTTTACATCTTCATCGCCCTCATCATCTGATTCAAAAAACAATTTTGATGTTTTATCCTCTAATTCTAATACAGGATTTACTTCTCTAGGATAAGTTTGAATTCTAAATAACTTTAACTGAATTTGCCAAAAATTTAAGGACTTGGAAATAAATAACTTGGAAAAATGTAAACAATATTTGAACTTTCTTGCATAACCAATATGCTTTTTCAAATCATCTAAAGTATAATCATCTGTGTTAATTCGCTTATTGTTCTTATCTTCATCTTTCTCATACAATTCAATATCTAATTTCAATCTATCTTCATCCTTATTAATCTTCTTTTGCTTAATTTTTGGTTTCATAAAATTATATCTAATCATTTTTTCATCATCAGAATCATCATCATCTTCTTCTACAATTTTTACTATTGGTTTATGTTCTAATTTTTTTAACATTTTATCTGGTAATTCACTTAATACTTCTTTCAAATTACTTACATCTTTAATATTCTCATCAATTTCAATTAATTTCTTTTCAAACTCTTTTAAAATTTTACTTCTACTTTCACGATCTTCATCTGTTTCATCATTTAAATGCTTAGTCTGATTAACATCAAAAAATTGCTGGAAATTATATCTATCATACTTTGAACTTTCATGAGGAATACCTCCTTGATCTAATGTTACCTTAGGACCTTGAATTAATACTTGTTTTCTTTCATCATTATAATTTACATATGCATAATATCCACCTTCACTTTTTTGTAAAGGAGAAAATTTTAAACATGCAGGATCGAAATCTTTGTAATTGATAAGCTTATATTGTGCCATTTTTTTTATAATATATATACAGTTTATCTATTTAAATAGTTTTAATTTCATCTCACTTCTTTCTATTCCAGATACTTTTCATAAAGACGTCCTTAACATTAGCTTATTTTTGTCATAACGAATTATTACATACTTCGCCATTTTCTTAGATTTTTTTTTCATTATATAATTTGCTTAAACTAAATACTGTTCTCAACAAATAAATTATTTAATAATCTTTATTGAAATAATTTATAATATTAATTTATATATAAAAAAAATCGTTTTTTTAAAACACTAATTTAACTCTTTACCTCTAGTTTTTTTCTTTTGTTTAATTTCTTCTTCATCAGAATCTTCAGATTCCGATGATTCAAAATTATTATCGTTTTTGATAAACTCTTTAACATCATCATATTCTTCTTCATCATCAGAATCTAAAAATAATTTAGATGTCTTATCCTCCAATTCTAATATAGGATTTACTTCTCTTGGATAAATCTTAATTCTATGCACCTTTAACACAATTTTCCAATAGTTTAAAGATTTATTAATATCTAATTTCGAAAAATGTAAACAATATGAGAATTGTTTAGCATAACCAATATACTTCTTCAAATCATCTAAAGTATAATCATCAGTATTAATTAAAATGTATTCTTTATCTTTACCTTCATCTCCCTTATACTCATTATTTTTCTGATACAATTTTACAGTTGGATGTGATTTATTATTTTTATCTTTCCCAATTTTAAATTTCATAGAATTATATTTAATTCTTTTATTCCCATCGTCTGAATCATCTTCATCTTCTTCTACAATTTTTACTATTGGCTTATGCTCTAATTTTTTAATAACTTTATCTGATAATAAATCTGTATTTTTAAAAACTTCTTTTAAATTAGATACTTTTTCAACATTCTCATCAATTTCAATTAATTTCTTTTCAAACTCTTTTAAAATTTTACTTCTACTTTCACGATCTTCATCTGTTTCATTATTTAAATGCTTAGTATGATTAACATCAAAAAATTGTTTAAAATAAAATCTTTCATCTTTATTTTTAAAAATGTCAGGAGGAATACCACCTTGATCTAATGTAATTTTAGGACTTTGAATTAATATTTGTTTTCTTTCATTATTATAATTTATATATGATTGGAAACTATTTTTTGATTCTTCATATTTTTCTGTTTCTTCATTATATTCTGATGCTTTTTTAATAGGAGAAAATGTTAAACATGATGGATCGAAATGTTCATAACTGATAAGTTTATATTGTGCCATTTTTGTATAATACATATAATTCAAACTATTTAAATAGTTTAAATTTCAATATTTTTAATGTACATAAAGGTATTGTGTTATATATATAATATGATGAATATTACTAAAATCCAGCATTTAATAAGATATAATCTATATTATAAGCATTATTATAATATAATTAATAATGTAAAAAAGTTAAATAATCATAATGATCCAATTTCATTAAATTATTTCTATAAAAAGTGTAAAATCAAGAAAATAGATAAATTGTATCCTATATTTAGGGATGATAAAATGTATATTTATGAATTAGTTTCATTGAAAGAATTAATTAGATTAAATTTACCTGAAATATATACAAATACTAATTTTACTGAAAGTGAAATTAATAGAATTAATTTTTTAACTAGAAACATTAAAACTAGAAATAAAAAACTTACTAAAGAGGAAGACTTATTTTTTCTAAAAACTGATATATTTCAAATTTTTAATGAACTTGATACTTATTTTACTTTTTCTTTATATGAATCAATTGATAAATCTAAATTAAAAAATGTTTTTATTGAATTGAAATTAATTTGGAATAAATATTTGCAAGATTATAATGTTAATGAGTTTGATTTAATCAAACATAAGCTAGATTGGAATAAAAATTCTGATATTGAGTATCATTTATTACATAATATTTATAAAATGCTTAATAATGATATTGATAATACATTTAAAAAACATATTTGCTACATTATTATTGGTTCTTTTTGTTATGTGGAACCTAATATTAAAAAATTATTTAATGATATTGAATTTATTTAAATATTAATTATTATATTATTAATATAATGGATGATAATACTAAAAATAAATTAGAATTATGGAATAGAAATAAATTATTTAACCCTTTTACTAAAAGAAAAATTAAATTAAATAGTAAAACTTACATTAAATTAAAAAATTTATATGAAGAATCATTTAATAAAGAATTAAATGATTATAAACATTTTCGTATTAATAAAATCGATCCTATTACACTTGAACCAACTGATCTTAATAATGCATTTTCCTTTAAGTACAAATGGAATCCTTACACTGGAGAAAAATTAAATGAAATCGATGAAAATGGACCATTACTTTTTGATTGTAATAGTCTTATTCACTACTTTTATATTAATAGACTTAATAATTTATGGATTCCTTCTCATAATGAAGGTGATTTTTTTATTGAAGGTCATTATGGTGATGCTGTTGGTAAGTTTCCTAATTTTAATATTGAAGGACGAGGAACACATAAACAATGGTATTTATTTAGATTACCTATAATTGATTGTTATGTACCAAAAAATAGTAGTTTGAAGTATATTACAATGGGTCCAGTTTTATCAGAAAAAGAATTAAAAAAAATATATAAATTATCAAATAAAAATTCTTATAAAAAAACTTATAAAAAAAAAAGACCTAATTTATTAAAACTAAAAAAACTTTATGATATAGCCGTTGATCCATTTAAACAATACGATGATTTAAATTTAAATAAAAATGAAATTGATTTAATTAAATTTGATTTAAATACAACCGCTATTAAAGAATTAATTAAAATTTAATTTATATATATATATATATATGGTTAAAAAACTAAAAATTATTTATAATAATAAAAATAAGAAATATAATACTAGAGGTGGTGCTCTTACAACAAAACTAGCTCTTGTAGCTTCAGTTGGATCAACTGGAGATGTTCCTTTTGTAATTAATCCATATGTTGATCCATCTTCGAATCAACAGCTATATAATAGATTTGATGATAGATATGGTAATGTTAAATCAACTTTCATAAAAAATGTTCTTGAAGATTCCTTAAAAAAAGATGGAGTAGAAAAAGAAGAATTAAAGTATATGGCTAAGAATAAATCTGATGCTGATATAACTAAAGAAAAGTTAAAAGAAGCAGGAGTTGATGAACAAACATTTATTCAGACTTTACTTGATAATGGTGTAACTAAAATAACATCAACAATGCTTGATAATGTAGATGAATGGAATGCTTGGGTCCTTGGACAAGGTGATATTGCAACAAATAATCTTAATACTGAAATATTTAAAAATAATGATTTTAATTTACAATATCTGGATAAAGAAAATAAAGGTCTAGATTTCTTAGAGCAAACAAAAGAACTAGCTAAAGATGATAAAAACATTAGGAAGGTTAGGAAAAGAATGAGAGATAATAAAATTATTATTTCGACTGATCTTACTGATAGTATGAAAGACGTAAATAAACAATTAGTATTATTTAATGAAAATATAGAATCTGGTGGTATTGCTCATACTGATTATGAACAAAAAAGCCTACCAATAGATGTTACTTATGGTAATTATACTAAAATTTTAAATTTAGAAAATGATCAACTTACTGATTCAGATTTAAAAATCATAGAACAATACAATAATTTAAAGGATAAAATTTTAGGAAATTATACTTATAATGAATTTATTGAATCTAATGCAAAAGAAAACATAACGGTTATCTTACCTGGAAATGAAGACTTACAAGATAAAATAAATAAAGATATCTATCATAGATATCTACAATTATTAATTAAGGATGATAATACAAAAGTAAAAAATATTTATGTACCAAATTTTGACATAAACAATAATAAAGATCCGGAAGAAAATGATATAGTAAATTCTTTTATAAGAAAAAGTTTACTAATCACATCCCCTGAAAATGATACTACTAAAGATATTAATGATAAAATCGTACGTTATGCATTTAATCTAAAGGAGGGATGGAAGCCTTTAGAGAATGAAAATAATATAGAAAAAGAATTTAGTGCTATAACAAGTTATGTGAATAAGAATTGGAATTTATTTGAAAAAAATTTCCCTACAAACCAAACAAAATTTTATATAACAAATGAAAGTAAAGTAATTGTTTTTACAAATAAAATCTTTCCACATTTAGTTGGAGATAAAAGAAATCAAAGTAAATCATTATTAAATCGTTATTATGCAACTCAAGAACTTAAAGAAAAAGATCAATCAAAACCAATCGGTGATTATTTTGAAAAATCTGAGCGTTCAAATTTAACAACTAATGAATATGATAAAATTAATAAATTTTATAATAATAGTGAAGTAAAAACTGAGTTTTTAGAAAAATTAGTACCAGTTAAATCATTTAATAATTCAAAAAAAATTGAAGAAAATTTAGAAAAAGTATATAATTTAGAAGACTTATCTAAAGTACAAACTTCATTAAAGAATTACTCTTATTTAGCTAATTTTATGAAAGTATATGGTTTAAACCCAACAATTGTGAATGGAGATTTTGTAGATTATCTCAATCAATATGAAAAATCTTCAAAAGCTGTGGTTGTATATAATAATAAATATTTTGATAAAATTAATGAATTTGATGATGAAACTAAAATAGGAAATGAAGATGATTATTTTGATTATATTAAAAATCTATTAAATAATACAAAATTAGACGCTGGTGTTATGAAAGTTATTACAAAGTCATTAGAGTTTATTGCAAAATTAAGAAAATTATATGGTAAAAAATTACCTAGAAATATTATTCTATCTTTACTTCCATTGCCTGCTGTAATTATTGCTATATTAGGTAAATATAAAGATAAAAAAAAAACCGAATCAACTACAGCATCAAATCCTGTATCAACTACAGCATCAACTTCTGCATCAACTTCTGCACCTGTTATTTCATATGATAATATAATTACAAATTCAGAAATAACAGAAGAAATTAAAGAATCAATTAAAAAAATGTTCAAATCCAATGAATTACAAGAAACTCCAACAATTAATGATTCTGATGATGAAATTGAAATAAATATTACATTAAAAGAAGATTATGACGCAAAAAATGATCTAACATACAAAAATACTATTTATGAAAAATTAGCTGAAATTGGTATTAGTAAAGATGTGATAGATAGTATTGAAATCAAAAGTGGATCAACAAAAATAATAATTAAAATTAATAAAAAGAAAATTCTTTTAAAAAAAATGTTAAAAAATGATAAAGTTCAATTATTTATAGAAACATTTGGTAGATTAGGTATGTATAATTATATTGATCATAATTTATATCAATTTTTATTAGAAAATAAGATAGTAACAAATTATAATAATTCAAATGTTCCTACATTTATTGGATCTAAAAATAAAGTAAATCAGAATATGAATTTAATTATTGAATTATTATTTGGATTAGCTAATTATAAAAACTTAAGTGCTGATTCAAATTCATTTTTATTTGTTAGAGTTTTTTAAATACAAATTTCTTGTACTAAAATTCCTAAATCATTAGATTTGAATTTAGTAATAAATTTATTTTCTTTAATTTTTAGCAAACAAATTAATTTTTTAAAATCTTTATTATCTACATATTTCCAATTAATAATAATATTATTTTCATTAAATATTTTTATTAATTTATCATGAATTAAATATCCTTCATCATTATACCTATATTTACTAAATAATGTCATAATATAATCTAAATCATATTTAATAGTAGGATCTATTTTTAAGAAACGACACAATTTAGTATTGTATAATGATTTCATTTTTAACTAATATTTATAAATTTAATAAATAGTAAATTTATAAATCAATTTTTTTATATAGTAATATCTTCTATGATTTTTCCCTTATCAATATTATATAATTTATATTTTATTGTAAAGTTCTTATAAATATAATCAATTAATTTATTTTCTTTATCTAAATTATTATATTTTATAAAACAAAGATTATTATAAGCTTTAAAAGTTTTTTTAAAGTTAACATCTTCTAATAGATCTTTAAACTTAAAATAAATAAATAATAAAGTATATTTCTTATTTTCATCTAAATCTAATAAATTTATTATTTCACTTTTATAATAAAACTTCTCAATAATATTCATATATTACATTTAAATTATTGGTTTAAATATATTAAAAGAACTTCTATTTAGAATATCTTTTATAATTAAACTTTCACTAAATACTTTGAAATCAGTTCTTTTCATGGGATCATTATCCTCAATGTATTCTGAATTCATTACAAAATTACTATCAATAATTAAACTAGATAATCCTGTACCACCTGATATAACTCGGCCTGTTGCAATTCTTGATGAAACGCTTCTCAAATGATCTACTTCACTAAATACAGCTGCTTTAATTAATTGTTCTACTGCCATTTCAAATGATGCTCTTGACAGAGGATCAATATCTAGTTTATTTACACCATGTCTATCAATTGATGTTATAAAACCTAAATTTGTCATTACATCTACAAGAATAACTAAGTGATGATAATTAACATTAATATCATTAAATACATTTGAAAATTCAGTAAGTAAAGCACTTCTTGCTGCTTCTATACCGAATTGTTTGTTAATTGTATTAATTTCATTACAGTATGTACGAATTAAATCAATACCTTTAATATATCTGATATCTTCAATATTAATACCATTTGTATAAATAACTATTTCACTATTCTCAATAACATCTTTATTCTCATTATCAAATGATAATAACATACTCCCTGTATCAAGTCTAGCATCAACAATTTCATCAATACCTTTTAATTTAAAATTATTCACCAACCAATCTGATATTAATAATAGTAACTCGTAATTAAAATTATTTATATCAAATCTAATATGTATTATAGGTTCATCTACATTATCTTTAGTTGATAAAATACAAGTATTAGTAATAGAAGATAATATTTTTTTCTCATTTCTTTTTAATGTTTTTCCTTCCATTTCATAACTTTTAAATAATTTCTTATAATTAGTTTTTATATCTAGTGTAGTAACATTTTTTTCATTTAATTTATTTCTATCTAATTTTATCCTTAATAACCATTTCATCATTTTAATATCTTTCAAATCAGATTTCGTATACACAAAAAATGGATTGCTTACATTATCTTTTTTTGTATAACCAATATTCTCAGTATCATCATCATAAATCATTTCATATGATAAAATTACATTATCTATAATTGTATTTTTTATATTTGATGCTATTATATTAGCTTGCTCTTTATTATTATACTCATCTTTCAAATAAATAATCATCTCAGGAGTTTTAATATTTTTTGTCCCTCTAGTCAATTCTTCTACTCGAGGAACTCCTTCCATAGCAGATGATCCTGAGCCTGTTGAATGAAATGTATTTAAATTCATTTGAGTAGAAGGTTCTCCAATATGTTGAGCTGCTAAACATCCAACCATTTCTCCAGGATGTACTTGAGATAATTTAAAATCTTTAATAATTTGTTCTATAATTTTATCAAATTTTAATTTACTAAGTTTATGTTCAAATATAATTTTTTTTGGAGATAAATTTTCATATAAATAATATTTAAATAATTGTTTACTTTCTTTTTCATCCTTTAATTTTAATGAATTTTTATCAGATAACATTTTTTTATTAAATGACATTAATCTTGTAATATCAGGTTGTAATATATAATCAATTTTATCAATAATATATTTCGGATTACATAATTCACCTTTGTCTTCTTTTCTTTCTGTATTTAATTCATCAAAAATTATTCTATTTAAATTTATCGGAAAATAAAATTCTGTAACTAAAGTTTTATAATTCATATTTATAACTCTTTGATTCTCTCTCATCATATCTCGTGACATTAACAAATAAATTAAATATTCTTCATTTAATTTTAATAAATCTTTTTCACTTATCTTAAATTTTTTTGCTAATAATTTAATATCATTCTTATTTAATCCATAGTTATCTACTAATTCTTTATTACCCATTTTTATCGTATTTAACTTTGATTTTTTCTGTTTTATCTGATCTAAATTGAAATCACTGTAAATGTATTGTAAAATCATTCCATTACCCGTTCTAACAGTATTATCATGTTTTAAACCAATATCTTCTAATAATTTCATTATCTTTCTCGCTAAATAACCTGTCTCCGCTGTCTTGATCGCCGTATCTATCAAACCCTCACGACCTGTCATGTGATGAAAGAAAAATTCATGAGCATCTAAACCTGATAAATAAGAATTACTTATAAAACCACGCGCTTTTAAAGTGTCGTCATTTTGATGAAAGTGTACCAAACTTCTATTATTCATTTCCTTCTCAATTCGCTTCTGTTTGAAAATATCTTGTCCTAAAGCACCCATAATTTGCATTAAATTGATATCACCACCTTTGGCACCTGATCCAACTGACATAACATGAAAATTATTCGTATCAGGTAAATTATTAATTACTTTTTTCTGAATATCTCCCTTAAACGCAATTAAATTGTTCTTGATCTCAAATTCAAATAAATCTCCATCTAATAAATCAGGATTATTTTCTATCTCTGTAATTTTATGAGATATTTCTAATACTTTTTTCTCTAAATCTAAACTAATCTCATCTGTTACTTTTTTATCTATAATACAATCACCAAATCCTACTGTAAATCCATCATATAACATCCAGTTAACACAAATCTTCTGAATATTAGTTATGTAATCTGCAGTTACTTTATGACCATACTTATCCCAACAATTTATAATAATTTTCTTATTCTCTTTTTTCTTGACTACCCCTTCAACTATATTACCATTTTTTACTACTACATTCGAATTTAAATTTACCTCTTCCGGAATAATCATATTATACAAATCTTTACCTCTATAAACTTTATTCTTCTCAATATTTATTTTACTATAATCTAAATTTACAGCACGTACTACTATATTCATCATATCATGCCAATCTACATTTACACCATCCCTAGTCATATTATATGAACCAATTACTGAATCCTGAACAGGTGCAATAATAGGTTGACTATCCTTTGGCGATATAATTAACTTATTCACATCAGCTATTAACGCTAATTCAGTTTGAGTTTGAATACTCTGCGGAGCAAATAAATTCATCTCATCACCATCAAAATCAGCATTGTAAGGTGGTGTTGTATTAACATTCAATCTAAATGTGTTAAACCTATCATCATCTATAATCTTAGCCCGATGACACATCATACTTAATTTATGTAACGAAGGTTGTCGGTTAAATAACACTGGATCACCATTTGTTAAATGTCTCTCCACAATATCACCATACTTTAACTTGATTCCTTTCTTCCTATATCTTAAATCAAACTCCCTTATTTCTGATGAATTTAATGAACTACCCTGTTTTACCATATTAGCACCAGGATATATATTTCTGCCATTATTCACTAATTTTGTTAAATAATTAATATTATGTGATGTAACAACCTCAGGAAAAGTTATATTCATTGCAATTTTTTTAGGAATACCTAATTCATTTAATTTCAAACTAGGATCTGATGTAATTACAGATCTTGCAGAAAAATTAACTCTCTTCCCTTGAATATTTTGTCTAATTCTACCTTTCTTACCTTTAATTCTTTCTGATATACTTTTAAATTTTTTCCCTCCTACTCGTAATTCAGTTTGAGGAAATGCATTTTTTTTATCATTGTCAAAATAATTTATAATTGCACATTGTAAGTAATTTGATAAATCTTTTCCAAACTTAGACTCCTCACCACTTAATAACTCCTTCTCCTTTTGCTGTCTATATTTTTCATTAAACTTTACTATATTTGATAATTGATGAGTTAAATCATCTTCAAAAATTTGTGTATTTAAATAGTATGCTCTTAAAGAAGGTCTAATTGCTAATGGTGGGAAAGGAAAGTTTTTAATTAATAAATCTTCAGGTCTGAATAATTTAACATTAAATCCTAATATTTCAAAATCTTCATCAGTAATATTTCTTAATATATTATATACATCAGATGCATTTAATTCTTCTCTTAAAATTTTACCTTGATTAACTGTTCCATCTTCATTAACATCACTTGATAATGCAGTTTCTGCTACTAATAGTAAACATCCTTTATTTTTTCTTTCTTCCTTAATTTTTGGTACTGGACCATTAATATCACTGTAAGTAATAGTTGAAGATACTTTTTTTATTTCATTAAATCTTTTTTTCCCTTTATATAAACTAACAATACTATCTCTTTCTTTTTCATTTGTATGAATTAATAATCTTGAACTTCTTAAACAAATACATGATAAAATTTGTTTAGTTATATTAAAAAAAGCATAATTAAATACTGGTGAAACTAATTTCATATGACCAAAATGTCCTTGACAATTAATATCACTTAAACCACAATATGCACATTCTAAATTTCTATCTGTTATACCTAATCTTGTATCAACTAATCCTCCTCTTTTAGGTTCTGAATTTTCATATGATTCAGGTAATGTAATTCCATTTTCATCCTTTTTTACACTAGAATAATCAAAAATGTCATCATTAGTAAATATTGAAAATTGAATCTTACTTATATGTTGAACATCCTCATCGTAAGTATATGTTGACATATTATTATATATATATTTATATTATTATTATTTAAGTATCTTAGATAATTATTTATCAATATTTTTAATATAAATTATCAACACAACTAGAAAAACTTATTTTAATTATTTTTGTATTATTTCTAAAATATTCAATTATTATACAAGAATCATTGTTTCTATCAATATTATAAAAATATTTTAATAAAAAATCAATACTTATAGTATCATTAATAATATATATCTTATTTTTTATTTTTGATAAATCAATTTTATAATACTTATCTTTATATGTTAATTTTTTTATGATCTTACTTTTTACTACATTAATATTATTATCACCCATTTTAAAAATTTTATAATCATTCACAATATAAATATTGTCATTAAAAATATACTTCTTTATTTTATCACTTATAAATAATAAATTTAAAAAGAATATTATTAATGTTATTTCCTCAAAATTATTATTCTTAAAATAATAATATCTATTCCATTTTGTTAATTTAATTATATATGATAAAAATCTAATCATTATTACTTAAATATATATTTATTTATTTAAGTAAAATGAATACATATATCGATTCCGAAAATTATGATCTTTCTGAAACATCTACTTCTTCTACTGAAGATAATTTAAATCAATTTAATTCTAACTGGAATATATGGTACCACCATCATAAAAATAATTGGAAAATTGATAGCTATAAAAAAATATTTAATATTAAAAATATATACAATTTTTGGGAATTTAATAATAATATTGATCTATTAGGTGGTATTAACTCTCAACACTTCTTTATGATGCGTGATGATATATCTCCTATTTGGGAAGATGAAAAGAATAGTTGCGGAGGATGCTGGTCTATTAAAATACCTGTTGAAAAATCTTATGAATTATGGATTAAATTATCTATGTACATTGTTGGAGAAACATTAACTAATGATGAACTATTAGTTAATGGTCTTTCAATTTGTGCTAAAAATACATCTACTAGCGTTCTTAAAATTTGGATTAATGATAATAATAAAAATTCTATACAAAATTTACCTACTGATATATTAAATGAATACGGTTTTAACATAATTTATAAATCCCATATTCCAGAATACTAATCCTCATCATCATATTCTAAATTACTTGGATCAGTTTTACTTGATAAACATAATACTATTGTACCTAATGATGCTACATAATATCTTATCACTAATGGATAATCATTTTTCATAAAAATATCAACATTAGCACATAAATTAGTACACTTACAGAATGTACTCAAATATCTTAAATCATAATTACCCTGTGATATTAGATTATCATTCTCTATTACTATTGTTACTCCATTATCTGATTCTCCAATCTCAATTTCATCTCCTACCGCTTCACCTGTAACATTTAAAACTAACTTCTTTCCAATACTCTTTATTTCTACATCATCTCCTAATGAGTTTAAATCACGGACTATTTTATTTAAAAATGGTGATGGCATATTCACTACTGTATTAAACTTCGTTGGTGGAATTTCAATTTCATATTCATCTATATCAAATAAATTAATCTTTTTTGTTGATATAAAATTATTTTGCTTATTCTCAAATTTAATTCCTAATTTATTCTCATCATCATCATCCACAAAAATAGTTATAGTATCATTATTATTCATCGTTTTCATTACTTTAAATAATAATTGAGTATTTATACCCGCTACAAACTTATCCCTACTACAATAAAAATAATCGAAATTTGACGCATCTAACTTTAAATGTAATAAAACATTATTTGACATCGCCATTGTTATAGCATTTATACCACCTGTTTTAACGTCTTCACCATTTTCATCTTGTTTTACTTCTGATTTAGTAAAAATTAAATTTATATCAGGAACTAAATCTTTTAGTGCTTCACTCAAAATTTTAATAACATTTGCTTGAACTGTTTTAACTTCTAATATTTTTCCCATTATAAGTAAATAAAATAATTACTCTTTAAATTATTATAATTAAAAAAAATAATATTAAGTATATATATATGTCAAACTTTGAATTAGTTAATCCATTAATAGGTGGAAATATAAATACTAAATTTGTTTCAGAAAAAAGTTTAGAAGCTGCAAGTCAAGCCTATAATACTATTTCTCAATACTTTAAAAAAGACTTACCTTCATTTAATTTTACATTAAAAGATGATACAAATAAATTCTATCATTTTAATGTTACAGAAAATTTGAAAGGAAATGAAGTTTCTTTCAAAATAAAAGAATTTAAAATTAAAACTAAAGGTAATAAAGATTTTACTGGTTTTAAAAAAAAATTGAATGATTTTAATAAATTATTATCTCAATCAGGAGGTAAAAGAAGAAAAATTGATGATTCTTCTTCTTCTGATTCTGATGATATTAAATATGATGATTTTGATGATGAATATTATTATGATGATTATTTTTTTCCAAGAAAAATAAGTAGAAATTACTATTATAGTAGTCCGATTTCTCATTACTGGTATTGGCCATCTATATATAACAATATTCTTGTTGATAAACACTTTAAAACACCAATTTATTTACCAACATTTGTTGATTTATTATCTCCTTATACAATTGTTTTACCTTAAATAGTTTGTAAAATAAATCCATTTTCAGTTTCTATTAAATCTACTATTTTACCATATATTTTTTTATTATTATTAATATATTTTATCCTATTTATTAATAATTTATTTGTTAATTTATTTTTTGATATTATCTTTAATTTATCAAAATACTGACTATCTTTAATTATTATTATATAGTTATAATAATTTACACCATCAAATTTACTAGATATTGTATCATTTAAATTACCTCCATTTAAAACATACATATTCTCAAAATCTTTATTTTTTTTTAAAAAATAATTTATATCTGGCTTTAAATTAACTACCCATACATTATCTCCTTTTATTTCTCTATAATTAAACATTACTGTCCCCATAGGAGGTCCGCCATGAAATTCATACTTAATACTGTCAATTTTAAACTTATCATCCTTACTTAAAATAAATTCTTTAACTTTATTTTCAGTAATATCGCTATCCATTATGTAAGTGTCATACTTCCATACTTTATTCACTAAAACTATAATCTTTTCTATATACTTTACATCCATACTATTAATTAGATTCTTTTTTCCTTGGCCTATTTCTAGTTCTCTTTAAATTAATTCTTTCTGTTGTTGGCCTGTTATCTAATATGTATTTTGTTATCTCCATCGCCTTTACACTATCATGCGTTATGTCTAATAACGCATTCTGAATAAATTCTTGCTTTAATGGTGGTTTTGTTTGAGACTTGTTTCTCCTTAACTTACCATCTGATATATTTATTACACTCTCATTTATACTATCCATATATTCTAATATAAATGTCTCATACTCTTTCTTCTCACTCTTCAACTCTTTTGCTTCATCATTCTTTTTTTTAATTTCATCATCTAATTTAACCCAAGATTTTACTACCTCTACAAACTCCTCTGTGATATCTTTCATTTCACTGTCGCTCATATATATATAAATATATAAAAGTTTATCTAATATATATTTATTCCATCATACTTTTTAAATTAAAATCTGGCTCAATTGTAGATTGCTGCCATGGGGATACTGTGAATTTAGGATTTGGTGGAGCAGCCCTTAGATCATATGAAGCATTCTTTAATGATTGACCTACTGTATTTACTCCTACAATATATCGATCAGTTACTACTAAATTATTATCGTCTACATTAACTTGTGCACTTGAGAAATCAGTTTCAAACCAATCCTTGTTCACATCTTTTGGTAATAAATCACCTGCATTAAATTTTAACTTTTTCTCTTCATTCTCCTCCATTAACTTAGCCATATTTTTTGCTGTTACACTAGTACTACTTTCATTTACAGCTGCTGTGGTAGATTTAGTATCATCTGATGGTTCAACTTCAGCTAATACTTCACTTAATAAATTTTCACTATCAACTTCAGAATCTATTTCAGAATTGTCTACTGGATTAATTTCAGTATCTTCTTGTGTCATACCTTCAACTGGCTTATCATTCTGATTTAGCATACAAATTAAAGCTATAGCTAATAGTAGAACTACAATACATTTTGAATTATTGTTAAATAACATCTTATAGTAATATATAAGATATTAATTTTTAATTTTAAATTTTAATTAAAATTAAAAAACTATATATTATTCTCTTATATTAATTATATTTATATAATATCCTGCATTATTTTTATATATCCAAATTCCTGATATTTCTAACTCTAAATTATATGTATTTCCTTTATCTAAATCAAATATTGACAATTCGTTGCCATCTTTTATAAATTTTGTTATAATCTTATTTCTATTCTTTACTATATGTCCTTTACATAATATATCATAATTTTCTCTCTTACTTAACACAGACTTGACATCAAAAGTATTCTCTAATAAATTATTTACCTCTCTCTCTAACTTCATTATCATTTCTTTAAATTCTTTATTCTTACCAATCTCAAAATTAAGTACATACTTATCATTATATTCCTCTAAACCAAATGGTATAAAACAATCTTTGAGATTAATTCTTATTTTTTTATAATCATTATTATCCTTCATCATTAATTGATTAAAACTACTAGTTTTACTCTTTAACACTATCTCCTCTATCATAATATTCTTTATACATTTTTTTTATATATTTATCTCATAAAATTTTACTAAATCATCTACCGATCTATCACCCCTTAAACCATCACCTCTTTCATACTCTACATCATTTACACCATCCCTTAACAAAATTGTAGGCACACCCTCTAATGACTCTTTCTTACCATTCTCTAATATATAACTCTTACTCTTATCTAAATTATCACAATTTATTTCCTCTACTTTTAACTTAGGATACTTTTCCATTAAAATTTCCTTCGCTTTATTCCAATTAGGCTTAATCTTTTGACATACACCACACCAATTTGCCCAATATAATACTAATTTCTTATTAACTACTTTATTTTTTATCTTTTTCTTCAAAACTTTCTTTTCTTGAAAATTCTCTTTATTATCATCTACTATAAATATATAAACTGCAATTATCAAAATTAAAAATAATAACAAAAATTTCAATCTCATATACATATTTTATATATTTATTTCTCCAATATATACTAAATTCCTAATTTTATTTAAATTTAATATTATAATATTACTATATTCTTTATTAAATTTGTCTTTTACATATTTTACTAATTTATAATTTATGTCTTCTAATAAATTATTAATTTGTTTTATTTCATACTTAATTAAATTTAATTCTATTAATTTATTTACTAAATAATTATCAAATTTGTCATTGTTTGTTTCATTTAAAATTATATTTAATATTACTTTATTTATCAAGCTCTTTTCAAAATAATACCACATTTCATTTAATTTATTTATTTTTATTAATTTAATATAACTATTCATACTCATATCTTTATTTATTCTTAAATTATAATAACTATTTATTCTTTCTATTATCAATACATTTATTTTATTGTCTTTTACAAATTTTACTTTATTTAAATACTCGTTTATACTAATATCTAAATTTACAATTTTATTTAAATTAAACATATAATTATACAAATATTTTGACATATCTTTCGTTAATTTAATATTTCTACTTTTAATATTATCTCTCTTTATATTATCAATTAATTCTACAAAAATTAATAAATCATTCATATTATTATAACTTTCCTTATTTATCATTAAAACATATAAAATTATTAGTAATACTATTATTTTTAATACCATATATGCTTTTTCTAGAAAATAATTTTGTAATTTATATTAATGTTTAATAAATTAACTTCAGACTTAATCAGCAAAATTATAATTGAATTAAAAAAAAAAGAAAATGAAAAAATTATTCAAGAAAATTTATTACATCCACTCTCTAATGAAATTAATGCAAGAATACATCCATATATGCTCATCATTTTTTTTATGTATATTTTAATGTTATTACTTATTATACTCATGTTATTTATATTAATTAAAAAACAAGAATAAATAATTTATATTTTATATTATATAAATGCAATTATTATCTATACTTTTGTTACAATTTATATACATCTATTTATCAATAATTATTGGTGTCCCTGGTACAGATAAAATTAATGTTTTAAAAAATAAAATAATCTTGTTTACTGGTATTTTTTTATTTGAACTAATCATTAATTCATTTAATAAAAAAAATAATAATAACACTTTTTATGATTCAATATTTTTTGCAATATTATCTATTGTTGGATACTCCTTTTATATAGATCTATCTATTATGGATAATACAAAACAAATATTTGAAAAAATTAACTCAGATTTTAATCTTAATGCAATCACTATTAGCTTGATTATATCAGTACTAATACTAATTTTTAAAATACTAAAATTATTAACCTCCAATAATAAAAAACAATGTAATAATAATTTTACATATTAAATTTCTATTATATATATATGAAATTAAATAAAATATTAAAATATTTAGTTTACTCTATAATAGTTGTACTTCTTCTAGAATACATACCTCAAAAACAATTACCTGAATCTGATATTATATTTATCATATCTACTTTGTTATTATCATCAATCATTTTAGATATTATATCCGATAAAAATTACTTTGAATATTTTACTCAAAATTTAAAAAAAAAATCAAAAAATAAAAAATCTAAAGAACAAGAATCTGAAGAAGAAGAATCTGAAGAAGAAGAATCTGAAGAAGAAGAATCTGAAGAAGAAGAATCTGAAGAAGAAGAATCTGAAGAAGAAGAATCTGAAGAAGAAGAATCTGAAGAAGAAGAGTCAAAAATAATTAAAGATTTAAAAGATAAATTATCGATAAATGAAATCGATTTATTAAAAAAGAATTGTATAGACGAAAAAAAATGTTTAAATATTATTCAACAATTACTTAATAATAATAAAATTAATCAAAGTGAAATGACTTTATTAAAAATTAATTATGGTATAGGAAATCTTAAAAATTTACAAAGTTTTTATCAACAAAAAAGATTAGATGATAATATATTAATAGAAATTTCTAATATGATTGATACCAAATCATTATTATTAGTTGATGAAATACTTGATTACTATATTAGTAAAAATTTACTTTCTAGCTCAGACAAATCTAGTATTATGAAAAATTTAGATTTAAATGAAGAACATAATTTAGGTAGATCTTATTTAATTAATTTATACACAAAAATTAATAATAATGATATATCAAAAATTGATATAGAATGTTCATCAGATTCAATAGATAGATGTTCGATTTTATTAAATAAATTAAAAAATAAAAACTCGATTACTGAAGAAATGTATACTGAAATATTAAAATTATACAATAAACCTGGATTTATAGATGTTTCATTTGAAAATAATAAATATGCTAAATTAGATAAAACTAAATCTATTCAAGAAAATAAAACTAGTAAACAAATTAATAAACAAGAAAATGATAAAATTAATATTAAAGTTAATAAATCAAATAAATTTAATAAAGAAAGTGATATGAATTATAATATATATGAAAATATTGAACCTATTGGAAAATATACTGATGATTTTAATAACAAGTTTATTAATGGTAATGATTATCTAAATACTGATAAATGGAAAGTTCCAGTTTATGAACCTCCATTATGTAAATTAGAAGATGAATGTGATGAATGTAATGAAGATAATGATTATCCGCTTAATGTATCTCAATGGAACAATTCAAGAAAAATATTACATAGAGATAATATTAATATTGATTACATTAACGATAATTTAAATTCTTAATTTTTTTAATAATATCATTAGAATATTTACATTTTTTAAATTTGTTATTTGTAAAAATTTTTGATAATAGAATTAATTCTTCAAATTTTAAATTACTATTTCTATTATTTAATATAAATTCTGCCCTTTTAAAATAAATATCATAAGACTCATTATCATATTTGTTTAATATAATACTATAATTATCTTTTGTAAATTCCATCTTATAAAATATATATAATACTTTAAATATATTATATTTCAATTTTATAAAAAAATATCTATAGTATATATATATGTTAGATTCAATTTTAGCTGATAGAGATTTAATTGTCGATATGGTAAAAGTAAGTACAATGTTAATCGTTTCTAGATTACTTGTTGGAGGTAATTTAAGTGATGAAACCTGGATAAAAGGTTCCGCTTATACATTAATAGGTTTTGCTTCTTATCACGTTCTTACCAAAAAAGTTGTTCAAAATACTATGGAAGACCCTGTTAAAAAAAGAGTTCTTAATACTTGGTTAAAAGTAGGTACTATGTTAACAGTATCTAGATTATTATCTGGAGAAGAACTTAATGAAAAATGGATGATGGAATCTGTTTATACAATTTTAGGTTTCAATACATTTGATGCTATTGTATCTGATCTATTGCCTTTAGATGGTATCAAAAATGATTCTATTAAAAGTATTGTTATTGATACTGCTAATGTAGTAACAATGTCCACAGTTTCTGCATTACTTGCAGGAAAAAAATTAGATGAACCATGGGCTTTAAGTACATTAAATACATGTGTTGGATTTGCTGTTTACAATTTAGTAACAAATAAATTAATTAATTAAATAATTTTAAATTTCTTTATAAGTAATTTCGAATTATTGAGTTTAAATTTTTTTAGAAATATAATTAATAATAATATATGATTGATTACAAACTAATATTAATCTTGATTTTAAGTATAGTTTTATTGTATATTTATAATAGAACTGAAACTTTAAAAAATGATTTTAATAAATTAAATAAAAATTTTACTGAAAAAATAACTAATTTAGAAGATAGAATTACAGTTAATGATAATAACTTTTGTAAAATGCCTACTTATGATAAAATATTTACATCAGATGATACTAAAGTTCAGTCAAACGAAAATAATGAATCAAAAGAAATTAATAATTTTGATATAAATACTTTAGATTTTACTGCTACTGAAAATGTATCTGAAAGTGAAGATATAAATTTTTCATCTACCGAAAATATTGTTGTTTATTCTAATGATGAAAATAGAAAAGACAATATTATTAATGTTCAAAATATTTTTGATAAATTACCAAACGAAACTATTATATTAGATAATACAATCCCTAATATCGTTGAAGTTATTCATTCTAATAATCTTAAAAATATTAATTCTGAATTAGATTATGAAGTATCTGAACAAAATTTAGATATTATTAACTCGTCTAACTCATTAAACGATGAAATTAATAAAGATTTAAAACAAAAAATTGTTGATGATATTAATCCTTTAGATTTAAAATCAAAATTAATTGAAATACAAAATTATGCAAAATCTTTTAATATTGATATTAATAAAAATGTTAACGATAAAATTAAACCTAAAACAAAAAAAGAATTACTTGATGAAATTAATAAATTAAATTTAATTAATCTTAAATAAAAATATATTAATATATATATGGAAAACAATAATAAATTTGGAAAATGTTGTAAATGTCCAGCATTAATGGACGATAGTAGATTATTTACTAATTATTTACCTAACTCAAAATTAAACACATATATTTCTAAAATTAATAATCTTACTGATAACGATCAATATAGAATTTTTTTACAAAAAAATGCATCTAAAATTATGGAAAATGAAAAAAAATTTATTGAAGATAATAAGAAATGTAATTTCTCCATCATTGATCCTACTGAAAAGCTATAAATTATAAAAAAAATTATAATTTATATCCTTACTATACTTATACTATCACTTCCAGTTATTATAAACTTAAATGTACCACTTATATTACCACTAATTACATTATCACCTACTAAAGTTACACCACTACCACCTGATAATGTTATTGTATTTACACTACTATTTACTATTATTAAATTAAATCCATCATTTACTTCCGCATTATGATACTTAATACTTAATATATCTGATATTATTTCACTCGCTGTCCTCGTTGTTAATGTATAGTCACCATCCGATGATACATTTAAAATATCACCTAATATTTCATCACTTGTTAATACCCTACTACTAGTTAATACTACATCTGTTGGAATATTACTCCTGGAAATAAAATAATCTAATCTTCCCTGAACATGTAACGCACTTGATGGATTTCCTGTTCCAACACCTACATTCATAAATGTATATGCATTATCATTATTCGCACCTATAGCCCATCCTTTATTTGAATTACCTGTTGTTACACCCAACTTTACAGCACCAATAATTATTAAATCAAAACCATTTACTATCGATGATGTTGATGGCGTTATTATACTACCATCTTCTCCTTTAAACGAAAATCCAAAATTATAATTAGATGAATTGATTGTTGTACCTAAATCTAATAAATTATTCCAAAATATACTTGGTAATACAGTATTCTCTACACTACTATTACTCGTTAAACTATCTTTCAAATTTAATCTAGGGATTATTGATACACTTGGACACGATGTAAACTTTTTACCATAATTTACATGAAATATACCCGATGTATAATAAATCGCAAAATTATCAGGTAAATTATTTGATGTAGGCGCTAATAACAAATCTACATCCTTCACTATATTATTCCCTCCCACTATTATATTCGCATCACTAAATTCCGAACTAAATGTTACCACACACCTTATTATTGATAAATTTGACTCATCCGAACTTATTGGCCTAAATATTGACATAACTATATATTAATACATTTTAAATAACCCTTTATATCTCAAAACTCCAATCCCCTAAACCATCCGTTATTATCCAATTATTCCCATCGCCTAATAACGTTATCCTATTACCTACCTTCGAACTACTTCCTAAATTAATTTTTTTATCTACCGTACCACCCCCATCATTCGAACTTAATACTACCAAACCACTATTATCTATCACACTACCTAATATCTTTTCACCACTACTAGGTGATATACTAAATCCTGTACCTGCAATACCTATCCAAATAAAACTATATATTACACCTACACTTGATGAAGGTAATGTTAAAATAACATCATCTGATTGCAAAATTGTTGCACCTGAATCACTTACATTTAATGTTGTATCAACCGATTGCGTTGATAAAGTTTTTTTTTTATAATTTATTTCACCCACTGTACTTATATTACTAGACCCACTCCACGTTGATAATGCCGTATTCTCTACATTATTTAACGATAAATCACTCTTCAAATCACTAACACCAACAATCCCATTTGAAGTAAATTTGACATGATCACCATCACTTACACTACCATCTATTACAACACTGTTTCCATCCGCTATACCAAATGTTAAACTACTCTGAACCGTACTCCAAGATAATGTACCTGACCCATTTGTACTTAGTACTTGATTAATTGATCCATCTGTTGTAGGAATTGTTAAAGAAACACTATTATTTAATTTACTAGCATAAATAACTCCATTTGCATCTACACTAAAACCAGTCATTGTTATTGTACCCATCGTTA